AAAACTCAGAGACACTACTTGCAGGGAAGGTAATTCTTGGAGTACAACCATAGGCGGTATGAGAGAATGGAGTCTGACAGCCGATAATGCTTTAGCTTTTAGAAACTCTAGCGGAACACTATATTCTAGTGTAACAGGGCAGATAGGAATTGATGATATAATAAATGAGAATATAATAAATAGAGAACAAGTAAATGCAGAAATAACCATAGTAGGACAACCTTCAGGTAACTATAAATGGTCAGGAAAAGCGTATATAACAGGAGTAGAAATAAGTACCCCTATGGAAGATACGAGTACATTTAACTTGTCCTTGCAAGGATTAAACGATTTGAGATTAGGAAATACAGGAACTTCAGCTTAAAATTGAAACTATAGTAATATAAATTAATTAATTTAAAAAAATAAAAAAAAATGGCTACAAACAACGTTATAAATGGTACTAAGTTTGGAGTTTATGCAGCAGGAACTAAAATAGGATATGCTACATCTGCTTCAATATCAATGAATCACAACCTAAGAGATACTTCTACGAAAGACTCTTCAGGATGGCGAGATCAATTAGAGGGACAAAGAGACTGGGAGTGTTCAGTTGAGGGAATGTTAATTTTTGTAGATAGCTCAGGTGGTGCTATCTCTGACAAAACTGCAAACGAACTTTACACAGATTACATAGCTTCAAGAACAGAATTTGAACTAAAATTCAGTACAGAAGTATCTGGAGATATTAAATGGACGGGAAATGCTTTTATGACTTCTCTATCTATAGATACTCCGAATGAGGACAGCTCTACTTGGAGTGCTTCATTTTCAGGAACAGGAGCGCTAACACAGGCGACTGTATAATAACTTAGAGGGAATCCTTGCTGCCTTTTTATTTCTTAAAGGGGTGGCTCGGATGAACTCTATATTTTACTAACTTTAAGAAATAGAAAAAATGAATTATGAGATAATAGAATTAGATGGAAAGAAATTTCCTATCTTTTTTGGATTTAACGGATTAAGAAAATACTGTAGAAATACAGGAACTTCTTTAAACAAATTAATGACTTTAGGGCAAGATATCACTTTAGATGAAGCTCTGAATTTAGTATTAGTAGGAATTGATGAAGGATGTAGAAAGTCAGGAGAAAAGTTTACTCTTACGATAGATGACTTAGGCGATATGCTAGACAATGATATGGAAGGTTTATCGAGAGCTTTAGAAATATTTGGAGAGCAAATGGGACAAAATGTTAAACAAGCTTCTGACAAGGGAAAAAAGGGGGGAAACGTACCCAAGAAGTAGAGGAGCTTACATTTGATGTCATCGAGCAAATAGGTTTGGGCGAGTTAAATTTAAGTATTGAGGAACTATATAATATGACTCCTCGTAACTTTTTGAATGCTCAGATAGGTGTTAGGAAGATGAATGAATATAAGCAGCAAGGGGAATGGGAAAGAGCAAGATGGATGGCTTGTGTTATTATTAATCCTCATTTGAAGAGAAGTATAAATCCTAAAAAACTTACTACTTTCCCTTGGGAAAGAAAGAGTAGTAAGAATGTAAAGAGAGATATTGAGAGATTAAGAAAAGAATCTGAATATCAAGACAAGATAGATGAGTTAAATAAAAAGAAAAAGAAAAAGAAAAATGCCTAAAAAAGCCTTAGCCTCCTTAAATGTCGTAATTAATGCAGTAACCGCTCCTCTATTTAGAGGATTAGCTAGAGCAGGAAAAAGAATAGCTGCCTTTGGTGCTAGAATGAAAGCTGTAGGTAGATCTATCTCTATGAGCTTTTCTTTGCCATTTGCAGCCGTTGGAGTTGCAGGTGCTAAGATGGCTATCGACTTTGAAAAGAGTATGACCAAGATAAATACCTTGGTAGGAATCTCTGGAAAAGAGGTAGGAGAATTTTCAAAAGAAATAATGGCCCTATCAGGGAAAGTAGCTCAAGCTCCTGCAGACTTGGCGGAAGGGCTTTTCTTTTTAACTTCTGCAGGTTTAAGAGGTGCTAATGCAATGGAAACCTTAGAGCAAGTATCTAAGGGAGTTGCTATGGGCCTTGGAGAACAAGCTGACCTTGCTAAGGTAGCGGCAGCCGCTCAGAATGCTTATGGGGTAGATGTTGTTTCTGCATCTGATGCTTTAGATATGTTTGGAATGGCTGTACGAACAGGGATGTTCGAGTCGCAAGAATTAGCAGAAGCTTTAGGAACTCAGGTAGGTATGGCTGCCGAATTAGGAATTAGCTTTGAAGAGGTAGTAGCTAACATTTCAACTTATACAAGAACAACTGGAGATGCAAGATCAGCTACTACTGGATTTGGTGGAGTGATGATGGCCTTTGCTAAAGAAACAGGACAGGGAGAAAAAGCTCTGGAAAAAGTTAATATGTCTTATGAAGGGCTGAGAAAAATGATCCAAGACAAAGGACTTCAAGAAACGCTCTTTACAATGAAGGATGCTTTTGCCGAAAACAAAGTGGAAATGACTGAATTTTTCGGTAAGTCGCAAGCGGTTAAGAACATTATGGGTGTCCTAGGAAACCAATCTGGAGAGTATGTTAAAATACTTGATGAGATGGGTGGAGCTACAGGTATGGTTAGTGATGGCTTTGATACTGTAGCAGGGACTACAGGATTCCAGATGGAGCAAACTTTCCAAGAAATGAAGTTAGCAGTTCAAGAGTTAGGAGTTATGCTAATGCCTATATTTACTCAAATAGTGAAAGGAGCAAGTAAATTAGTGAAAACTTTTACGGAGATGAGTTCAGGAGGAAAGACTTTAGCTGTAGCAGGAGCAGCTTTGGTAGCTTTCTCAGGGCCTCTTATGACTATAATCGCTGGGCTTTTTAGTTGGGGAGGATTAGTAGTAGTAGTTTTAGTAGCACTAGCTTCAATGATAGGAACTTTGGCTTTAGCTTTTTCTATGCTGTGGCCTACTATTGAGCAGACTTTACTGGGTGCTATAAATTACTTCATTGGGCTATATAATAGAACTGAAGAGTTCAGAGGACTTATGGCTCTAGTGCTTATCTATTTTGCTATGTGGGGTAATGCTTTTAAAGCTTTATGGAGTATAGCAGGAGAGGTGTTTAGGAATATCGGTATACTGGCGACAACTATTTTTGGAACTATTGGAAAAGTCCTTGAGAAATTTCTTAAGAAGGATTTTAAAGGGATGGCTCAGGCTGCAGGAAAAGGATTTAAAAATATTGGTAAGCAGTATGCAGATATGGGCAAATTTCTAGGAAAGGAAAGTAAGCAGTTTGCCAAAAATATGAAAAAGGATTTTCAAGATGAAATATCAAAAATTAAACCTGCTTCTCATATAGAACCTCTAAAAGAGGGCGATATAGTAAAAGGAATAAAAGGTATGGGACTGAAAGCAGGACAGCTCTATATGGATGGAATTAAATCTACACCTATGTGGAAAACGTATGGGGAGGGATTATTCAATGGTATTAAGGGCTTTATATCAGGTGTTAATTTTGATGGTCTTATAGGGCCTACAGGTGGAATCCTTGGAGGAGGAGGAGGAGGAGGAGGAGAAGATGCTCCCCAAGATCCATTGGGTAGTAAAGATGGTACTGATGAAGTAGATGAGCAAATCAAAAAAAGAAAGAGCCTTCTACAGCAATACTTAGACTGGGCTAAAGATGGGTATGAAGGATTCGCTACTAAAGTTGGGGAAGTATGGTCAGAAATATCTCAACACGCTACAACTGTCTTAAATGGTATCGGAGACCTGATGGCTGCTAATCACAAAAAAGCAATGACTGAGCTAGATAATGAAAATACTGCAAATCAGGAAGCCTTTGATAAAGATTTTGAAAGAGAGCAGATGAAGATAGAAAATTCTGGAATGGGGCAGGAGAAAAAAGATGAAATGATGTTAGCTCTTAAAGATAAATTTGAGAAAAGGCAAGAAGCTATGGATAAAAAGGCAGATGAGAAGAAAAAAGCCTTAATGAAGAAACAAGCTCAGAGAGATAAAAATATGAAAATTGCTCAGGCTATAATGGCTACAGCTCAAGCAGTAGTACAAGCTTTAACTGCAGGGCCGATTCTAGGGCCAATTATGGCAGTAATAGTAGGAGCTTTAGGAGCAGCACAAATAGCAGCAATCGCATCTACTCCAATTCCTCTTGCGAAAGGGGGGTTAGCTTTTGGACCTAGCCACGCAATCGTCGGCGATAACCCTGGGGCAGCTCACGATCCAGAGGTAATTGCTCCTTTATCTAAATTAAAAGGAATGCTAGGATCTGATATGGCCTTAGATGTTTCAGGAGTAGTAAAAGGGAATGATATTTTCTTGTCAAATAGAAATACAGATGAACAAAGAGAAAGATACATCTAATGGCTTATAATAAGACTTATAGTTTCAGGTTTAGTTCTACAGCAGGAGTGAAATACGTTTTAGAATTTTACGATCAAGTTGCAGGGAGTTGGTATCATAATAAAGAAGGTAGATTAGGAGCAGGAGCGTGTGATATAAGTTGGGGATCTGAAGGGAGTAAAATGTATTCTACTGTAAAAGCTTCTACGATGTCGATAGATTTTATGGTTACGGATATACAAGCAGCATCTTATATCAATGAATTAAGAACTTCTCGGCAAGAAAGAGATGTATATGTATATTTATATGTAACAGGATCAGCTCCAATAATTCAATCAGGAGACTCTCCAATTTTTGCAGGATATCTCTTAATGGACTTAGCCGATGATCCAGATGTACCTGTCCCTTATAATATAAAACTTAAAGCAGTAGATGGTTTAGCGGCGTTGAAGTATTATGATTTAATACCTAGCGGTATAGATCAGGCTGCTAATAATTTATATGAGATACAAGATACTTTTATACCTGACTCAGCTAATCCTGCAGGGCAGTATGATCAGCATTATACTTTTATGACTTGGATATCTAGGTCC